ATTATGAAAAAAGAAGTCCTCAAAGAGGAAGTTGATCAGCTAATATCCCAGTCATTCTGGGGTAAGTCAGGAGTTTCTTTAAAGGAAGATACTCAGGTTCAAGAAGACGTTGGGTCAGAAGTTCAGTCAGATGACGATGATTCCCAGGAGGAGGTTGTAACTGAGGAAACTCATACTTGCCCTCTTTGTGAGTCAACCTTGGAAAATGACATTTCCGATGAGAAGTTAACCGAGCACATTGAGATGATGCTTGGTATTATCAATGAGATGAACGATATCACCGACGAGGAGTTAGAGTCCATCGAGGAAGACATTGATAGTGACGACCAGGATGAAGAGGAAGTCGGTGAAGATTTAGATGAGGAATCCTGTGGAACCGGAGCTAAGATGAAGGATTCTAAAGGCCAAGCTAAGAAGATGAAAGCTTTAATGGCTGGAAAAAAGAAGTGAGGAAGTTAAGCAGTAATTAGTTTAATTACATGAGTAACCAAGAATTTCCTAATATTTCAGTTGGTGACTTTGCCATGGATATCTTAAAAGACATGGCAAAGGACCCTGTTAAATCATTAAAACCTGCTTTAAAAGAATCAACTATTCAATCATCTAATGTTCCTGATATTAGTAACATTAAAGTAAATGAAGATTTTGTTTCTTTGGTTACCGGAGAAAATAAAAAAGTTTTAATTAAAGAAAGCCCAAGCCCAATTATAAGAGAATCAAAAGAACAAAAATTAGAAAATTTAGTAAATAAACTTTCTAGTTTGTTAGTTGAGGCTAGGCAATTAGTTGAGGAAATTTCTTCCGGGGCTACCACTGTAGGTAATATTGGGGTTAACACAGCTAGTAAGAAGTCTAAAAGTAAAGCTAATCCTTGGGCTATTTGCCATTCGTCTGTTGGACCTAAGAAGAATGATAAGTTTGAACGCTGCGTAAAGAAAATAAAAAGTAAATACGGTATAGATAAATGAAAGATTTTTTAACTTTACTAAATGAAACTAGATTTGAGAAGGCTAAAGGATCTAAAGAGGGTAGGCAAGCTATTAATGATAGAGGTAAAAGATCTCACACCCAGCCCTCAAAATCAAAAGTAAGAGTTTACGGATCTATTACCGATGCCCTTAAAAAAGGTTACATGGGGCAAATTTTCTCAACTAAAGAATCAGATCGTCTTTATGTTATAACTAAACAAAAATGGGGTAAAGACGATGAACAAATTGTTAACGGTAGATCCGCCAAAGGATTCTCACCGGGTAATATACCATCAAAATTTAGTGATGTCAAAAAATATTCTATAAGAACCATGGTTCGTCATAGTGGATCTTCTGATAAAAAAAATAAAGACAAGAAACCTTGGAGCGATAAGAAGAAATAATCATGCAACAATTACAAGATGTATTTATTCTCCAGAACATGAGAGTTATTAATGAGGGTAAATCTGGTCCTCTAAAGGTTCGTGGCATATTTCAAAGAGCCGACGAAGCTAATAACAACAATAGAATTTATCCACAAAAAGTTCTTGAGGGATCAATTAAATCATTAAACGAAGCAATTAAAGAACGCCGTCTTGTTGGTGAGTTAGATCACCCCACTTACGATATGGTGAAGTTATCTAATGCTTCTCACTTAATTACTAATCTATGGATGGAAGGTAAAGAGGTTATTGGCGAGGCTGAAATTCTTCCAACCCCTGCTGGCAAAGTCGTAGAGGGGTTAATTCAAGGTGGAGTAAAGATCGGTATCTCCAGTCGTGGTATGGGAACTCTAAGTGAGAGTAAGAGTGGCGCTAAAACTGTAAATGAAGACTTTAAACTTCTTACTTTTGATATTGTGGCTGACCCCTCAACTCGTGGAGCTTACCCATCTTTAACCGAGTCCAAACAGTATAACAAGGATAAGAAAATTATTGAATCAACTATTCGTAACGTAGTTGGTGAGAGATTATTTCTTAAGCTTCTTGAGAATAAGATCAATGATAAGCTTGGTAGAAAAGATGAGGTGACTAAGACTGACGCTGAAGCCAGAGCCATGGTTGGTGATAAAAGAAAACAAACACAGAAACTCAGATCCGAGGGAGATCCCCAAGGAGCTAAAAGAGTAAAGAAGACTACCAAGTCTTTAATAAAGAATATTAAGGGTGGGGCTTACCCAAAATAACAAAAATAATATATTTTTGTTAAATTTTTAATTAAAAGGATAGATAGTTGTATGAAGAAAAATTCATTAGAACAAATAGCGAACCTACTACCTGAGGGTTTAACTGAAGATGTAATTGAAAAAATTGCTACTTTAGTTCATACCAAGATTCAAGAAGAGGTTAATGCTAAAACGGAGGATTTAACTATTAAAGTTAAAGCCTATTTAAGAGGTCAAATTGAACGTCTCAAAGAACATGCTCTTCGTGAGCTTGAGTTAGAAAACGAGACTTATCGTAATGCTCAACTATACGAGACTGCTAAGGCTTTATTTGTTGCAGAGCTATCTCCAGATGATGAGATAACTGCTGTTAATTTAATGTCTTTAGAACAAAATAATCTGGAAAAGAAGATAGAAGTCTTAGCTGGAGAATTAAATAATTCTCTAAAAGAAAATATAGACCTTAAGAGATTGCTTAAAGTTGTTTCTGATAAATCAGAAAAACTAGAAGAGTCACTTAAATTAACTAAACAAAATTTAGCAGAGTCAAAAGCTATTCAATCTATGAAGCTTTCTGAAACTGCTGAAGTCGTTTCTAAGGAAAATTTCCAACGTCAAGGGAAGAGGTTAGAGGAACGCAAGGATAGCGTCAAGCCTGAGACGAATGGTAATAAGTTTTTGACCGATGAGGTCATGAAATTGATGTCATAATTTTAAGGAGAAATATATTATGGACGTTTCAAAAATTGGAGGATCACCTGAATTAGTTCAGAAGTGGTCAAAGGCCCTTGACGGTATCAAAAGCGAATATACCGCTCGGGTTACGGCTCAGTTGCTTGAGAATCAGGCTAAGGCGGTCTTAGCTGAAAGCAACCGAATCAATGAGGAAACTCTTTCAACTGGTTCAACGCAAGTTGGTAATATTGGAACTTTCCAAAAGTTCGCATTCCCACTTGTTCGTCGCGTATATCCCAATCTAGTATTTAATTATATTGGAGCTACGCAACCAATGGATGCTCCTGTAAGCCAAATATTCTATCTTGGCAACAGCAGATTCTATGGAGGTAATAAGCAAGAGCTTTACTCCAAGTTTAATCTGACTTATCGTGGCGCTGTAACTAGCGGTATTGGAAGCATCACGACGGCTGCGGCAAACTCAAATGCTGCCGGATGGCAACTCCCAGGAGGAGGTGCTGCAACTGGATTAAGCTACAATACTGCCACGGGCACGAATGGTTTCTCACTATCAAACGTTTTGGCACCCCAGTATGGATCACCCTCCACTACTTATGGTGGTCAAATGGCTACTTGGCCAACTACTGGAACTACTCTTGGTTGGACCGTATCAGCCGGTGAACGTCTCGATGGGACGGGAATTCCTGAAATCCAGTTCCACATTCAACAGCAACCTGTTGTCGCCAGAACCCGCAAGATGCGTGCTCTCTGGACGATTGAGGCTTCACAGGATCTTAAGGCTTACCACAATCTAGATCTAGAGCGCGAGCTTACGGAGCTTTTGACGAAGGAGCTTTCACTTGAAATCGACCGCGAGTTGATTGAGGATATCCGTATGATTGCTTATGGAGCCAACTCAGATTTGGGTGGCTGGAAATATGGTTCACTAGATCCAAATTCAAATTCAAATAACTTTGTTGAATACGGAACTTCCCCAGCACTAAATGGCACTGCAGATACCGTAGGCGGTGCTGCTAATGGAAACGCTTTAGGTGCATTTGATTGGAATAATAGTGCTGGAGGTGCTTTAAGAACCTCTGATCCATTAACTAATAAGAATGTTTTCATAGTTGACCTTGCTCAACAATTTATGGGAACTAACTTTGCTCCACAGCACCTAGGCCACAAGTTTGCTAACTTGCTAGCTGTCCTTAATTTTGCTTCACAGGATATCTACAAGACTACGCAAAGAGGACCCGGTACTGTAATTATCACTTCACCTCTAATTGCTTCATACCTTGAGTCTGCTGCCAAGCTAGAGGGCGGAATTGCTGATAAGGATGGTCCAAGCAATATGGGTGGAAAGATTGAGTATAAGGGTAAGTTTGCTGGTAAGTATGATCTAATTGTAGATCCTCTATTCCCAGAAGACGAGATTATCCTCGGCTACAATGGTGGAAGCCCAATGGATGCAGGATTCGTATACTGCCCATACATCCCACTTATGCCACTCCCAATGGTAACTGATCCTGGCACGTTCCAGCCAAGAAAGGGTATCATGACCAGATATGCCAAGGCTGCTATTCAGCCTTCAGCTAGATTCTATCGTGTTATCCGTCTAGTAGGTTTGGGATCAAGTTACATGAACCCAGATATGCTAAGAGTAACTTCAAACAGCTTGATTACTGGCTAATCTTAATTTTAAGATTAATTAAAGCGGACCTCTAAAAGGTCCGCTTTTTTTATTTGTAGGATACCTAAATATCTATAAGTATGGCATACGTAAATCCACATGTTGCTAGTTATGGGTCCTCATATGGTAAATATGGTGGATTAAAAATAACTAATTATTCCCCTAGTGGGGACATTAATCAAGATAATTTAAATAAAAATCTTGAAATTGACGGAGTTCAATTTAATTTATTTGAGCAAGCAATAAATGATTATGTTTTAGCTCAATTAGGGCATCCAATTATAACTGTAGAATTAACTCCATTTCAAGTTAAAACTTGTATAGATGAAGCTATTTCTAAATTAGACTATCACTGTCCTCAATGGTCTATTCAATATGCAGTATTTGATGCCTCTGCTGGTATAAATGTTTATGAGTTACCACAGTTTATGATTAATAATTTAAGCTATGTAACTTATAAAAAAGATATTCTTGGATTAAACTACACCCCTGGATCTTTAGCATTTGATGTAACTTTAGCATTTTTTAATACCAATAGATTCTTTCAAGGTGGCGGAATAGGTGATTTCTTTTTAACACAACAGTATTTAAAAATAATGAGAAGAGTTTTATCAAATGATGGTAGCTGGAATGTAGTAAATGGTAATGCTATTCAACTATACCCAGGCCCAACAGAAACTCCTACTCCAGTTATAATTGAATACAGAGCATTAAATTCTAATACAATTCATCATGCTTATAGAAATTGGATTCAAAGATATGCTTTAGCTTGTGCTAAAGGAATACTAAGTAAAGTTAGAGGTAAGTATCAAGTTCTTCCTGGTCCTGGTGGTGGTGCTCAAATGGATGGATCTATACTAGGTCAAGAATCTACTGCCGAGAAAAAAGAATTAATGGAGGAATTGAGAACTGATATTGAAGAACCTCCTATGTTCTCAATAGGTTAATATGAGTAATTTTGGAAAATTTAATTCTGATATAAAAATTCCAAATACCGATGATTTCGATAATCCATTTAGATTATTTAATAAAGCTAGCGATAGAAATCTATTAAACATAATAGATGAAGAGCAATTTAGATTAGCCGGGTCACCATTAATGATTTATAAGTATTATCAAAATAAAGAAATTGATGATGTTTATGGTGAAGAAAGAAATAAAACTATTTCAGTCGAGCCAATAAAAGTGTATGGCCATTACGATCCAAGACCAGTTGAAGAAAATTTAACTCAGTTTGGATTAGAGTTGGTAAACAATCAAAAGTTTACATTTAATAAAAGTTATATAGAACGCAGATTAAATAGATCTGTTATTCCTGGTGACATTATTAAACCACAATTTCAAAACTTAAAATATGAAGTATATGAAGTGCAAGAAGATAGTTTTGAAACCTATGGTATTTATCATTTAGTCTGTGCAGCCAAACTTCTTAGAGACTCTCAAGATGTTCATAATGAAATCCCACCAGTTTCTGATGATGTAGATGGGGAGTTAAATTATTAAAATGGGAGAAATACCAGTTAGCTCTAAAGTTATTAGGGAAATAATAGAAAAAACTAATAATTCTACAGGTATGTTTATTCAAAAGATATACAAAGATACTTTAAGAGAATTTATTAATATTTTTGGTAATATCTATTACGTAGATAAAAATAATAATCCAATAAAAATTAAATGCTTTCATGGCAATCAAGAAAGGGCCGTGGCAAAGACTTCTACTGGGGATAACGTGACACTGCCTGTCATAACAATTAGCGAATCTAGGACCGCTAATAACGACGGTAGACGGCGATATAGCAGCTTGCTAGTGCATGACAAGTATTGGGATGATGATAAACACAGAGCTATAAGAGTATTAAGTATTGCCCCAAGACCCATTGATATTAGCTATGAAGTTAATATTTGGACAAAATATAAACAAGATATGGATCAAATAAGGGAATATATATTCTTTTTATTTAATCCAGACTTAGAGATAAAAACTAGTAAAAGCGAAATAACAAAAGCTTTTTTAGAATCTGAATCTGATATTTCGGAAGTAGAAGCCCGTGATTTAGAAGATAGAGTTCTAAGGAAAAAAATCACAATTAATGTTGAAACTTATATTCCAAGTCCAAAGTTTTTGTATACTTCAACAGGAAAAATAGAAGAGTTTAATTATGAGGTTGAGATAGAAAACAACCCATCAGTAGTAGAAATTTTAAGTAAATCTAATTAAATTAAAAAATTTAATTTAAATTTGCCCATATCTAGAGTAAATAGTTATAGAGAATTATATATGTCTAATAAAAAAGTTTTGGTAAATCCTCGGGTGGATAATCCTGTAACTAAAGTAATTAAAAACTATTCATTACAGGGATTAAGTGTTCTTTTAAATACAGAAAATGGACCAAAATTTATATGGTTAGCTCCTAGACAAGCAGTTACTGTTTCGGAAGCTTACATTAGTGTGCAAGCGCAAAACTTGCATAAAAGAAGATTAATTCAAATTAGTAATTAAAGGATATTTAAATGGCCGCAATTCCTACTAGCCCTGCTGTTGTATTTCTTGAACGGGATAATTCATCATATCCTGCTAATATCGACTCATCAATAGTTGGTATTGTTGGCTATGCTACTAAAGGTCCTTTGGATACTCCAACCCTAATAACCAGTCAAGAAAATTTAGTTAATACGTTTGGAAAGCCTAATGAATCTATCCCTGGTCAAGGATTAGAGGCTGCTCTTGAAATTCTTGAAACCACTAATCAAATTAGATATGTTAGAGTTGCCCCAGATAATGCTACGACTGCATCATCATTGGTTACAATAGGTTCATGCCCTGCGGTTTTAGTTTCTGCAGGATCAATGGGTGATGATGGTGCTGGTATTGGCACAGCCGGTGCTAATATAAATTTCTTTTTTAGAATTTCTGTAAAAGATTCTGATGGTGTAGAAGTTCAAGAGGATACATTATATAATGTTTTATCTTCATTAAATGTACCTACTGGTTATGGACAAGCTTCTGCTTTGGCAAGAATTATAGGAAATGGTAGTAATCCAAGCGATAAAGTTGGGGTGTTCTATGATCAAACTTCTACCGATTCCCTCGTAGGTTATAATAATGGTTTAATAGTTGGAAGTTTTGCCGGAGCAAATGCAAGATTATCAGTAAGTGCTTATAGTGGAACTTTAACTTCTCTAGTGGGTGCTCCAATATTAAAAGCATTACACTCCTCCGGCTCTGTTACTTCAACTGGATATGTAAGCTCAATTACTGCAAATGGTTATACCGTAACTTCAGTAGCAGCAAACTCATTATTCTATAAATCACAAGCACTGTATAAGGGTTCAGGATACAATCTCGGAACTGATACCAATACTGGACAAACCAGTGGACTTAGTATTGAGTTGGATGCTTACGCTGGGCCATATTCAAATGTAACAGTAAATTCTGATGGTATCACTGCAGAAACTTTCAAAGTCTCTTTAATTGATGATCAATTCTTTATTGAAAAAGCTATCAATACAGGGGATACTAATCTTAAATCAACTTTGATTAAAGGTGAAATAGGTATTGCTAACCAAACCAGCGCAACGCCAACTGCAAATGCAAACTTCTGGTCTATAGCTTGTTTAGGGGCTCCAGGTGGTAAGGTAACTCTTACTAATGGTGAAGTTTCAGCTAGCCCAAGATTCTTAAAGTTTGTTGATGGAACTTATTCAATGACGAATGGTTCAAATGGAACTGTAGATGAAACGGCAACTAGCTCATTTGCAGAAGTAATAGGAACTGCAAGTGCTAAGACTGGTATGTATGCTTTAGATGATGATAATCTTAACATATCTATAGCTTTAGTTCCTGGAATTTATGATCAAGATGTTCAAAATAATTTGATCACTCTTGCAGAAACTTCTCAAAACTTTATAGCAGTAGTTGCTCCACCAATTGGATTAAATAACGTTCAAGAAGCAACTAACTGGATGAATGGTAAGGGAGACTTAGGTAGAACTGCAGCCATAAATAGCTCTTGGGCTGCTGTATACTGGCCACACGTTCAAGTATACAACGTCTTTGATCAAAAGGATATGTGGTATGATGCTGCTATCTATGCCGTAAGACAAATGACGTTTACGGATAATGTAGCTGAATCATGGTTTGCTCCCGCTGGATTCCGTCGCGGAAGACTAACCAAGCCAACTGCAACTGAAATTGCATTAAACCAAGGCGACAGAGATTCACTATACGTAACGAACTTGAATCCAATAGTAAACTTTGTTCCAGATGGTATAACTATCTTTGGACAGAAGACTGCTCAAAGAGCAGCAACTGCTTTGGATAGAGTTAATGTTAGAAGACTAATGATCTACTTGAGAAAGGTCTTGTTACAAGCTGGTCGTATAGATTTGTTTGAGCCCAACGATCAGTTTACTTGGGATCAAGTGAAAGCCAAAGCTCAAGCGGTTCTCTCTGACATTCAAAATAGAAGAGGCATCACTGATTTCAGAGTAATCTGTGATGAAACTACTAACACTCCACTAAGAGTTGATAGAAATGAACTTTGGTGCAAGATCCTTCTGAAGCCAACCAAGACTGCAGAGTGGATCGTATTTGAGGTTAACCTAACCTCTCAGTCAGCTAAATTTAATGGATAATAAAAATGGCAGTTCAAAGTAAATATAAGAATACATTTCGTAACGCTAGACTAGGACAAGCTCTACCAGTAATATCAACTGAACTTGATTCAGTAAGGAATTACATGTTTGAGGTAACCTTTGAAGGGTTGCCATCAGATATAAGTGGTGAAACCGATGGATTAACTTTAGCTGCAAAACAGGTAGAGTCCACTGGTATAAGCGTAGAAGATATCGAAGTAAGAAGACTAAACGATCAAATTTACTTCCCAGGCTCAGTAAAGAATGAAGAGTTGGTAATAACTTTTGATAACCTTTACCTGAAGAAGTCTGCCGGAACTTTGTGGGAATGGTTTAGAAGCATCTACGATCCTCTCTCAGGCAATGCTACCAAGTATGCCAGACCAGGGGGTTCACTAGGAACTTTCAAAGCTATGAAGCTTAGAGTTCTTGAATTAGATAACACCCGTAATCCTCATGCCGCTATTGAGTTCTATGGGGTATATCCAAGAGCCGTTAAGTTCTCAGAAAAGAATTATTCACAAAGCGAGTTTGCTACTATAAATGTAACGTTTAGATATGACTACATGGATTACTACAACTATAACTAATCCTACTTGATCTTATTTAATTATAAATAGCCTACCACTAGTGGTAGGCTATTTTGCTATAATATCTATATGAATTACTTTTATAAATTATTAGAAAGCTACAGTCAGTTAAAAAATAGAAGTCTCAGATTGTTAGAGCGCGATAGATCGGGCGGGAAAAGAAGATTATCCCAGCCCCCATCTCCTCAAGCTGTGTATGCTGCTAAAAAATATATTGCGAATGCAAAAACATCAAATGGCCGACAAATCCCAGTAACTCAATTACCTCCTGCGTATGTAACTATAAATGGTAAGGGCGTTGTAGTTTTTACGGGTTTTCCAGGACCAAGATATGGAAGAGAATATGGAATAAAAACTGCAGCAGATGAAGATGAGTTTGCAAGATTATTAGATCAAGCTGCACAAGGAGGACAATCATCTCAAGGAGCTACAGGTGGTGAACAAAATCAAGATGCTAATGGACAACTAAAATTAGATCCAAGTAATCCAAAACAAGATAAAGTAGAAGAACAACCAAAAAAAACATATGAATTTTTAGACTCCCATGAGTTTTTATCAGAAATAGAATACAATAAAACTGTTGAAAAAATATGTAAAATAGATAAAACAAAATGCAAAATTCTTAGGGGTGCCCATGCAAGACTTCTCAATACAGGAAACTCAGGAGACTTAGCTAGAACCATAGCTCAAAGTAGTTATGTTATTGAGTCTTGCGATGAAAATGAATCCATATGTGTTCCAACTAGAAATGATCAAGATATAACCCACATCAAAAGAAATGTATCTAAAATTTTTCAAGAAATATTTAAAATACTATCTAAAGAAAAATTAACTTTGGAAGATGTTCAATATCTTAAACAATCAGTAAGCATAAGTAAAGTAGGTCAAATAATAATTAGAGATCCCATAACTGGGCAAGGAATGCTTTTCCATGAAGACAGTCAATACATTACTTCATTAATAAATGGAATGATTTCATTACATGAAGATCCTGGAACTGAAAAACAATTAGAACTAGAAACAGATCATGGAAACTTCTTAAGGAATGGAAATGGTATTGGAGGTAGGGGAGCAACAATTAGAGGTTTCTTTTTTGAAGACTTGAGAAACGCTGTAATTTTACATGCTAGATGCAGAAATTTACAACAAGATAGTCCAGAATCAAATAGATGCAATAAAAAAATATCAGACCTTTTTGAAAGATGGATACAAAATCAAGATAAATTAATGGAAGCATTTCAAGGTTTGATAGATCAATATAACACAGAGGGCGCTGTGTCTATGGATTTAGATGATAACTTAAGCATGTTTTTTATTCAAACAGTAGTAAATGCTTTTGGAAATGGGAAAATGGCTAATGCTCAACAAGCTATGGAAAGATTCTCAAGAGTAATGAGTAGAATGGCATATATGGGAGTAGATATTAGACGGCCCATGCATGTTATGAAATCTGCGCATACTGTAGGATTAGGTAGAAAAGCAGATATGCTTGAAGTGTATTCTACAAAAGAGTCTGCCGTAAAAGCTTTACTAAGCATGGGATTTGACCAAGCCACTGCAGAAAAAATGATTATAGAGAGAGATATTTCTGAAATAGAATGTGATGGGACAGATTGTAAAAATTTATCCAAAGTATATTTAATAGGTGATAGTTTAAAATTTTCTAATGAAGCTGAATCAATTGACCTTGGTCAGGCAAGCCAATCAAATATTACTGCAGTAATTGACGGAACCTATTGTGGCAAAGTAGTTAAAGATTCTCCTAGATGCCGCGCTGATGTTGAAAGACAAAAAAAAATGATGAAAGAATCTGGGGTTACCGAACAAGATTTAAATTTAGTTAAAGAAGAATTATCAAGATTTCAATCTGAATTAGATATTATGAAAAAAATTCCAAAGGAAGTAAAATATTTTACTCAGAAAGGTGGAGTTAGAGTTTTTCAAACAGCAAAAATGAGAGAAGAATTTTTAAAGTCTACTTTAGATTATTTTAGAAAAAATGATATATTTAAAGGGTTAACTCAAAATGCAATAATAGAAATAGAAAAAATGATTAAATTTTCTGATGAGCAAGACTGGGAAAAAGTATGTGCAACAATTGCTTCTGTAATACAGAAAAGAAGAATTCAACAGTTAGTTGATGCTAAAACTGAAGATGGATCTCCAGATTTAAAACAAAGAAGAAAAGGTCTAGGATTTGTGGTAGCTTTGGCTTTATTTGCTGGCGGTGCCGCTGACAACTCAATGCTTACAGTAATAGACGCTAAAAATAGAACTATGTATGTTGGAGAACAAAATAAATATCTTCAATCAGTAAGAGATTCTATATCAAATCAAGATAATGTAAAGAATGCTCAAATAGAAGTTCGTGATGGTAAGTTTATTTTAAATGGAGTAGAAGTAACTTTCAATGGAAAAAGAGCAGACTGCCATATACCTAAATCTATTTTACAGCAACACAATTCTAAAATACTTTCTTTGAAAGAAAGACAAGGGTTAGAAGTAGCTTAAGGATAATACCTATATCCATAAATGTTTTGCATTAAATTCTTTAGTCGTAGCTAGTAAATCTGGAAGACGACATATGATATACCGTTCATTTAAAAAATTCAAATGAATGTGGTCGTGATTTTCGGCGTAGGTCGCCAGAGCGAGCGAACCCTTTTCCTTGAATAGACATAGGATATCTTTTCTGTCTTGTTGAAAGATCAACATAAAATTTTTCTGGATTTTTTTAGAATCTTTTTCAGCTTGCTCTATAAAAGACATAAGATCTGATTTCTCATTAAATACAGATCCAATATTTTCTTTATTATATCCTTTCTTACACTCAATAGTGAATTTAAATGTTTTAGGTGTTATTAAATCACCACTAAACTTTAAGTGTTCAGGTAAATTATGTGTAGTAGAAAAAGCTCCAGATCCTGGAGATCTAATAAATTCAGTAGTATCAAAAAATTCATTCAATATAGAACAAATTTTTCTTTCAAAAGTATTACCTTTTGTTCTGCTGTTTTTTCTTTTCTTTTTGTTCTTGATTAAGTTTTTTAAATCAAAATTGTCTTGCATTTTTAATACTCCAAGCTATTATAGTGTTCGATGGATAAAATTAAATTTGATGGTTCAAATTGGAAAATAAAATTAACAGAAAGAAGTAGAGGTCGTATGAAGTTAGCTATTAAATTATCAAAGGATGAGGCTGAAGGGTTTAAAAATTGGTCTGAGGCAGTTAGACCACCCAATATCAGTGATGAGGATTTCTTTAAGCAAATATTCTTTAATGGTATTGAGCATTTAAATGATAAGCTTCAAGCTATCTCTCGTCAAATTTTAAATGACCCTGAGATGAGAAAGAATCTTGAGGCTTCCGGTGTTAACGTATCCGCAATAGAAAATAATCTCCCTAAGCCATGAACTATATTCCAAAAAATATTAATTCGTGGGAACGTCTACAGCAACTTGTTCGTGCTATAGATGAGCTACTTCCTAAGGGTGGACCTAAGAATAGGATTAGGGTTCTAGTATATAGCCCTTGGAATGAGCATTCAACCAAGTTCAAGGGTTATGATGCTCGCGTAAACTTGTTTGAAGTCCCTGAAGTTATGCAGGTTCTAAATGAGACTTTTGAGCAAGACTTAAAATTAAATACAGTCCCAACTTTGATCAACTTCCAAATGATAGATGATCAGATTAAAATGGTGATTGTAGATAATGCTACTGCCATTCAGCATGAACTAACGTCTGGTGGCTGAACAGGAAATCCAAATTTAAACTCAAAATAAGCTTCCAACTTGAGTTTATGTCTTTTAACTTTAGTAGCTACCAGTTTTAAGTTATTTATAATTACTGTCGTAAAATAATTGAACGCAGAGCCGTTCTCCGGTTTAAAATTACGCAGTGTCCTTAGGACAAGGAGGAAGCATTCTTGTTTTGCATCCTCCTTGTCCACTTTAAAATGGAAAGCGTCTATAATATTGCTGATGAGGGCGTCGAAGCAATACATCAGCTCATCCTGAAATTCGTAATTACCAGAACAGTGTAGTTTAATTAGTTGTTCAAAACGCTTGTTATTAAGATACTCCGACACAAATTAATAATAGTATGAGAATACTACCAGATCCTTTTAAATATGAATATATTGATTGTAAAGGTTGCACTCAACTTGAACGTAATCAAGTGTGCCACTCGATTATGGATCATTGGGAGATGGGTTTTAATAAGCTCTGCGAGATTTTATTTGTGTCCGAGTCTTTTAAGCTTGAGCATGGTGAAATAACACCCTTCTTAACGAAGGAGCAGGATTTAATTGAATCTATCTTAGAGTCCGCAGGATTTGGGCATCTTATCCCACACGTAGAATACACTGCGTCAGTTAAGTGCATCAACGTTAAGGATAAGGATATGACCAAGGAAGATAAAGATATCTGCCGTAACCATATTCTGGCGACTGTACGAGCCTGCAAGCCTAAGGTTATCTTTGTCTGTGGCAACCTACCCTTGGTGATGCTAACTAAGAAAAGCGGCATCATGGGCAAGCGAGGGAAGGCGTTTGAGTATGAGGGCATCCCTGTGGTGGCACTGTATCACCCAGTCCAGGTGCTAATGGAGCCTCAGAACCAATACCTATTCAAACTGGATATCCAGAACGGTATTGAGACATACTATAACAAGCGTGGGACTGATTCAGAGTTCTCTTGGGAGATGCTAGATACGATTGAGAAGCTCAATAAGCTAGCGGAATATAAGAACTGCGATGTGGCGGTAGATATTGAAACCACCGGGCTAGACTTCCTCAAAGACGAGATACAGACGGTAGCCCTGAGCTTTAATCATAAGGGGAAGCTAGTTACTTTCACAATTCCAATGTATCACAAGGAATTCACTCACCCGGACGGATGGATTTCTACCGTAAATAAACTTTTTAGTGAAATATTTACCAACGACTTAACACGGAAGATATTTCACAAGGCACAATTTGATACAAAGTTCTTGGCTAGGCAGGGCTTGTCTGATATAAGGAACATCTACGATACCAAGCTCATGCAGCACATGGTTGACGAAAATCTTCCTAAGAGCCTCAAGGATTTGGTATCCTACTACTTTCCAAATGAGCAGGGCGTAATCTAATGTTAGGGCAAGACGGCAAGAAAACAGACTGGAAGAACATGCCCCTGCCAACGATGGCTAGAGGTAATGCTCTTGATGCCTACTTCACCATGAAGGTATTCCAGAAGCTAGAGAAAAGAATCTCTGAGCTTAAGATGGATAACCTCTATGATAAGCTCATGGTTCCAGCGGTCGAGTTCTTCAAGACCATGGAGCTTGACGGTCTTTTGATATCGGGTAGTAAAGTAAACGAACTGGGTGTCTTGCTGAAGGATGATATCCTTAATAATGAGGATAGATTGTATTCCTTCAAGGAAGTAGACAAGACTCTAGAGCTTACCTCCACTGATGACCTTACTCGTATACTCTATTCTTGCGATAAGAAGAAGAATATTGTAGAAGGTGGGTTCAACCTGTATCCCCCGATCACATCGGAGAAAACTGGGGCTCCAAGCACGAGCGCGGAAGCATTAGATATCTTACTAGAACAACTTGAAGAAGAAATCAATCGCAGAGGTCTAAATGAATAGGTTTGAGAAGCTTGAACTTGAGAAGCAGATATCACAGTCTGCTATTAGATCTCTAAGCGACGCCAACATCGTGAACGCTAGAGATTTCATCAAGGGTCTACTGGATTACAGAAGATCCAAGAAGCTCTACGATACCTATATCTCAGGTGTTAAGGAGGCAATGCAATATAATGGATCAGACCGGATTTACGTGGAGTATCGTCTCGATGGGACTGTCACTGGACGACTCAGCAACGCTGGGTATGAAGCTGGCGACAATCGAATGGGTATATCATTTCATACTCTGCCCCGAGAGACGAAGTTCAATATTCGTGAATATGTTGTGGCTCCCAAGGGCTACAAGTTTATAACCGCAGATATGAAGAGCATGGAACTCCGAGTCCTAGCTCACTTAGCCAAGGAGAAGAACATGGCTAAGGCATTCAATGATCGTATGGACCTGCATACGTATTCTGCTTCTATGACGTTCGGTAAGCCTATGGAAAAGGTGACCAAGGAGGAACGTCAGATTGCTAAGGAAGTTAGCTTCTTAACGGTCTATGGTGGAACGGAGAAGACGCTAGCTATGAAACGTGGTATTAGCTTCAAGAAAGCGAAGGGTATTATAGATGGCTGGATGGCTGCATTCCCAGGTGTTCCCAGATACATGGAACATGTTCAGAACTTTATTAATAGTAACAAGTATGCCTATACTATCTTTGGGCGTCGTCGGAATCTACCGAATGCTGCGTCCGAAGCTAAGTATATTCGGCAAGAAGCTTTTAGGCAGGGACTGAACTTTACGGTCCAGTCATCAGCCAGTGATACTCTAGTCTGCTGTATCCTAGGGCTGAATCAGGATCTAAAGCGGAAGAAAATGGGTGCCAAGATAATCGCAACGGTCCACGACTCCATAGAGTTGATTGCACCAATCGACCAAGTAGACGAGACCATCGCATTACTCTACCACCATATGGTTAATTA